CAAAACAAGAAGGTGTAACCGCAGTCCATGAACCTAACCCAATACTTGGGACATAATCTACTGTAGCTGTCTGTGATAATACACATCCATCTGATGATGTTACTGTAACTTCGTAACCACCAGCTGTAAGACCTGTAATAGTATCTCCTGTAATACCATCAGACCATTCATAAGTAAACGGAGCGTTACCCGTAACTCCAGTAACATACACTTTTCCTGTTGGACTAGCACATTCGGTGTCATTTACAATATAAAATCCGTAATCAAGCGTATTTGATGAATATATTATACAAGTCTCAGAAGTTCCTGAACAACCAGCACAGTCAACTGCTGTTACTGAATAAGTTCCAGCCGATAAATTATTAAACGTCCCAATATTTGTTGAGGTTGTTTGTGAATCAGCAAATCCATAAGCAGAATATAAATAATAGTTAATAATATTACAACTTGATGTTGCTGTTACCGTCAATGAACCATTATTTAAACCACATGTTGTTGCAACTTCAGTTTGAAATCCAATTGTCAACCCTGAACCAATAACAACGTTAATATAAAATTCGTTATTTGTAGGTGCTGTCGAGTCATTTGCTCTAACATAGTAAGTTCCTGCAGGTAAATTTGTTTTGTAGTCACCGGTGCCTAAGTTTGGATTATACCAATCAAATGTATAAGGTGGTGTTCCTCCACTAGCGGTAATTAATGCCGAACCCAATCCTGTTTCACAAGCACCCGTAACTGTTAAAGTATATGCAAATGTATTACCATTGTTATATGGTGATGATGTTGGTGTTGGAGTTAGTGGAGGTTCTGTTGGCGTAATTGTTGGTGTTACAGTCGGAGTTCGTGTAATTGTTGGTGTTACAGTCGGAGTTCGTGTAATTGTTGGTGTTACTGTTGGCGTTTGTGTAACTGTTGGTGTATTAGTCGGTGTATGATTTGGTGTTCTTGTTGGAAATGGTGTTAAAGTAAGTGTTGGTGTTGGTTCTGGTTCACAAGGAGGTAATAATAATCCTCCATAATTTATATATCCTGTTCCACCATCTTCAATATAAACATCGTCACTTGTTGCATAAGAACCACTTGCTTGACAACCACAAACACTATAAAATTGACCAGCACCAATTAAATTACTTAATAATGTGGTACCATCAGTACAATCATAAAAATAAAATGTTTGATTACTGTCCGATTCGTTCCAAACCATCCATCTAATACAAGTACTACAAGCCATAATTATTAAATATTATTATAAGGTAGTTTACTGACAACTAATGTCTATATTAACCCCCACGTTTATTTGTAAAGTAATTGGTTCTGAACTTGAAGCACATGTCAAGTTATATATTGTAACCTCATTACCGTTCACATAAAAGAAATAACCATAATTAACTAATTGTTGTAAATTTAAAATAAGTGCTGTCTTCCATTGGTTATTTGTTGGGACTTGTCCTGTTCCATAACCATCAAAAAATTTATTTTGTATTACAGTTGTACCATCAATCTTAACATCAACATACCATTGTGAATACAATGAGTTTGCGTTACAATCTGAAAGGAGATAACCTTGTGTATCTAAGTAATTATATAATACGTTATATAGTATTTCTGAGAATGACGTAACATCACCAGGATTTGCTCCAATCCAAGGGTATATTGAACATGTTGCACTTTGTTTGGTACAATCAAAAGAGAATAGTTGACTTGTTACTAAACATGGGTCATTTTCAATTGGTATTAATTGACAACCTCTTTGTCTTCTATAAACATATTTTTGTCTTTGTAATGCTGAGTTTTCCAAACGAGTACCAGTATTCCATATTGTAGATGCTGGAATCATTTGTTGTGTTAATCTAATCCAATATGGACCAAGACCATCAACATATTCAATTAATTTTTGATATGTAAAATCATCATTTGGAATTCCAACATTTTGTTCAGAAAGAAGGTAATTGTAAAAAATATTTAATAGTGTTGGATATCCACCAGTTTTACCATCTGTTGAATACCACCTGTCTCTGATATTAATTGTATTGTTAACGAATGTTTGCGCAAATTCAAAGAATGTTTTTTTGTTTGCTTCAGGATTAATATATGTCCAATCGTAAGTTCCCAAACTTGGGTATGGCGATGTCATTCCTGAATTAGGAATTGGGTAACTATAATTCTTGGACATTGACCAAACATTATAAAGGATACCTTGACCAGGGTTCATAAATAAATCAACATTCTTGGCGTTAAGAACTAATTTGTCATCTGAAACTACATAATATGCGTTGTATCCTGATTCAACACTAACTCTGAATGTTGGTGGTTGCCAACTTTTTTTATTGTCAGGAACAAGTTTCAAGTTATAACCCAAATTCATATATGGGAAATTTCTGAATCTATCAAAATATTCTTGTCCGTAAGTAAAAGGTTGTAATGTTGTTTGAACATTTGGGCTATTACCTGTAAAAACCGATGTGGTTTGATTTACAATTTGTGGGCTTCTGTGTTGTGGTGTTGATTCAAACCATCCTGCACCTTTTTCAAAATAATAATCTGATGTTTCAATTGGTGCTCTTGGATATCCAAATTCGTCAACGGGATAATCATCAATTGTTTCACCCACAAAAAAAGTTTGTGTTGATGATGTAAATGCCGTATATGTTTGACCGTAAATTGAAAACGTATTACCAGTCTCTAATGCTGTTGTATTTTCAATATATGTACCACCTGTAATTTGAGCGTATTGTTCACCAAATTGTCTCATATTGATTCTTTGGTCAGCAACATAAACGTGTTCATTAAATTCAACTAACGCTTCAGGAGCTCCAACCAATCTTAATGTAAACTCAACTGAACGTCTTGTACCTTTAGATTTAAAAAGATATGCCGAGTTTAATATTAAGTTTCTATAAAATTGATAATTTAATTCTGATGGTGTAAGTTCTCTTGAAAAACCAGCGTATTGTGTAACACCTGTTGACGAGTATACTGAATCTAAAAAGTTTTCATTCGTAATTGGTGATATGTTTGTACTCCATCCTAATGTCTGTGCTAAATTTTTCAATAACATTGATGGTATGTCATTACCTGGAGTATAGTTAACCGAGTTCATGTATGCCAACGCATCAATGAACTGTTTTATTTGGTCAAAACTTCTTCCATATATTTGTAATACTTTAGCAACTCTATGGTCTGGCGTGTCAAACTCTAAAAATGATTCTGTTGTTAAAAAACGGGTAATTAAGTTTGTTTTGAATGAATCAAAATTAATTGCAATTTCATTTAACTTCTCAAGATAAGTTGTAAATAATGGAGTTCTAATATCTAAATTCCAAAGACCATCTTTAGGCCAAGTTAAGGTAAATGTTTGTATTGATACAACACCTGAGTCAGTTTCAACAGGAACATTAAATGTTGCTGTAAATGGTGGTGTCGCTAATCTATTTAACAAGAACTTTTCAACCTCATCAAAATCTTCCGAAAATCCTTTTTCGGTGTAATATGTGTTTGGTTTTATATAAATTGAATCTACCGTTGATGAAACACCAATAAATGGTTGTCCTGTAACAATAAATTTAAGATTACCAGAATATAAACTTGTTGTTGGGTCTAAATCAATAATTGGATATTCATTACCATTAACAAACAAACTATAATCTCGGTATCTATTTGTTAAATCCCTAATAGGTGAAAATATTTGTTCTCTATTTTGAAGATTAATTATAGAATTAACCGAGTAATCAATGTTAAATGGATTTTTAATCCTTGCAGCGTCAATTGTAAATTCAGTTTCATTTGGGACTGAACTATATATAATATTCTCAGCAGTTAATCCTGATGTAAAATCATAATAGATTGCATCAACTTCAATTGCCGCAGGAAAAAAGTTTAATATTTTTTGTATTGATACTTCAAATCTTTTTTGTAACGAACCAAATATTGTAAAATTAGTTACAACTGATAAATCATAATTTGGATAAACTCTATATTCCTTTGCTAATAGTTCCCTTGAAGCGTTTATTGAATCTAAATCTAAATTTTCTAATGATACTGGATTTTGAAACGTTCCAATATTAAATGTTCTATTTGTTTTTTCTGAAAGTCCTAAATCAAATTCAAAATTACCTTGTGTTAATCCACCACCTTGCACAGTTTGTAACCCTACGATATTATCAAAGGGAGTTCCGGCTCCTGAAGCCGCTGTGTTAGGTATGAACGTTTTAGCCATTATTGAGCTGTAATATTTTGATAACTTTTACTGAAGTCAATATTTGTACCTCTATTATCTTTAACCTCATACAACAAGTTATTAAAGTCATCTTTAATTTCATACAAGTTGAATTGTTGATAAATGTTGTTTTGAGCATCATAGATTGTGTAGATACCATCCTCCATAGATTTAGTCTGATTACCATAAAGAGCAATCCCCAATGTATCAATGTCATATTCAGAAACTTGAACCTCTAACATTAATGGATTGAAGTAAGTATTTGATAATACAATACTCTGAGCTGGTTGTCCAATATATGGTGTGGCGTTTGGTTTGTTTGTTGGTGATGAACTTGGTGATAAAGTACAAAACACCAAATTAGTTTGACCTTCAGTATATCTATATCTAACAGCCTTTTGTAAAGTATTAGTTAAATTTTGAATAACAGGCTCACAATAAAAATTTGAAGTAACAATCCTAAAGAAGTTAGGTATTTTACTACCATCAGAGTTTAAATATTCAATTCTAAATCCAACAAGTCCTTGAGCAACAAATTTATTAACATATTGACTTGGTACGTTACTTAAATCAATTACAATTCCTTTAACGTTTGGTAATGCTGATAACACACCACAATCAGTAATACTTGTTCTAATTTCCGCTGGTCTTATATAAAGAGTGTAGATACCTAATTGAGTGAATGTTTCTGCGGGTAATCTAAGATTGTATAAACCACCCAAGATTTCATTTGAGTTTCCGCCAGTTGCTGCATTATTAAAATAAGGTCTTAATATTGTTGTCGCATCCAAAGTGGTTAGAACAAAATTGTCCGTCACATCTCTTGATGGTGTATAATTCATGACGATACTTACGTCTTCGGGTGATACATCTGCCGGTCTTATTGTACCATAGGTTCCTGTAGCCATTTTTTTATTTTATCTATTAGTAATAAATACCATTTTTATTTTTTTATGTAACATTAAAAAAGTAATATCCATATTTTATTAAGTCTCCCAAATTATCAACCTCACCAATTCTTTGTATTCTTTCATACGCCGAATTTTTACCTCGTTCAATGAATATATTGGATTGGACTTCAGCTTGAGCAATGACACCCAACAATAATTCATCTTTTACTAAGGGTTCTTGTACCATCCAATCTGCGGTTAAACCCGATGACTGAAGAAAGAAAATTGTAGTACCATCAGCATAGTCAACATAATCAACATTCTGTATTGTATATGCAGTATAAACTAAATTAATTTCAGTAATAATACCATAATCAACATTATTCTTTTGAACAGGTACTAATAATTTAAATTTTGGTGTACCATAAAATGCCAAGTCGTTAATTCTTGAATCAGTATATCCACTAACAGTAAATGGTACTGAAACATATGCCGATGAAACTTGGTCTTCAACTAAATTAACACTGTCACCAGTAAAAATATAGTTGTACGATATTGGTGTTGCACTCCAAGAACCAACATTTGGTGTAAAGTATGCAGTTCCACTTGGATTAAAATCAGGAACTTCAACATATGGTGTTTGAATATTTTTAGATACCGTTGTGTTTCCCCAAGGATTATTTTGTGATAATGTAATTGTATATTCACTTGGGTTTGTATTATACGTGTGAACAATAGAATTAGGCGCGTACGTATTAATTGGTTGTAATGGTGTTCCATCACCCCAATCTAAAAAATATGTTGACAACTGAAGGTAGGCATTAAACTCAACATCTGCGGTATTATAAACATACCAAGTAAATGGATTTCCTGTTGTAGATGAAAATATAAAATTATTTACAACATTTATTTGTGAAATTGCACCATCAAATACAGAGTAATAACCCAAATCAATTGTATTTTGTGTTAAAAGAATTGGAACCGTAAGACCTGTTAAACTTGATGTATTATTAATACCACTAGTTAATGTTTGGGTCATAGACGAATACACCCCAAATGTCTCACCTGAGTAAGTAACATCGTGAATGATTGTATTCAAGACTTCGGGTGATACCCTTATATTCATTACTTGTGTATCCATTATGGGTTTACGTATTCATACCATTTTATCGGATTTGATGTTGTTCCGGCTCGTACCCCTCTTGGGTAATCAAACACTTGATATGTTTGTGTTGCATAATCTAAATCTACTTTGTAGTAAAAATATTCTTCAGATGGAAAATCATAATAGTTTGGTAAAGAACTTTGAGGTGCTTTCATCATTTTTATAAACTGTCCTGTATTACCATCAAAGAACTTGGCCGTCATATAAAAAGTATTGATATTCAAGAATTGTCTTGATTTCAACCAATAAAGAAAAAACCCTTCTTTATCACCAATGTAATCTAATTGATAACTTGGTCTTTTAATTGTAACCGCTGTTGTATTATTTAAAACTGTTGGTTGAAACTTTCCTTGTTGTACTGGTAATATTGTAGTAAAATAAGATTTTTGTGTTCTTGTAGTTGGACTATCATAAAAATCTATTTTCCAAAAAGATTTTGTAAATGATGGACTATAATAATATACTTGGTCAGCAGTAAATTTTGCCAAGTAAGAATTTTCCCAAAAATTGTTAACCGCAAACACGGGATTGTTTAAATAAAAATCATAGTTTAAAGAACTTTTTGTTCCATCATATAACTGATGGTCAAACCTATTAACTTCGTAATCATCCCCTTGATTTAATATTTTTTCAATAATGGTTGACTCGTATTGTTCAATGGCTTGTTGCTGACCATAGAAGTCCCACTCTTGTTGAAGAGGTATAACCAAATCTTTTGGTTGGTTATTAAACAACACTCTTATCTTATTCGCATCCATCTATTATCGGGTCTGGTACAATTTGGTATAAATCTGTTATGTCAAATGACGCACCTTCAGGATATAATCTGAAAGTAATATCTTGGAATGGGTAGTGGGCAGTATTCAAGTATGGATAATCAACACCTCTACCTAAATTGTCAATATAACCATATTCGTAAATATCTCTCCAAAACCATAACTTGTTGTTATCACTGAAGTAAGCCCAATATGGAATTCCTTCAGTTCCACTTTGTTCAGCAGTTTCAATATAATCTGAAAACACTTTCAAGGTAATTGGATAGTGAACTTGGTAATAAAACCCACTTGGGTTTGTAGATGCGGTAGGTGCAATATCAAACGCCTTTTGGTAATAGGTCATTTTATTCATGTAGTTTGAAATAACCCTTTCTGATTGATTACTTTCATTCCACTCACACCAATCACCATACATTGTATCACCACTATATCTTGGTAGATTAACCGTAAAATTATAAGGAACACCATTTTGTGTTTTTGTGTATCCTGATGTTGTGTTATTTTCTAATGATGTTGGATTTGTTGTTGCCCACCACGGGTTTGTTGTCTTTGGCACCATATTAAATCCCCAACCTCTTCTTAATTGATTAAACCAACCAAAGTATCCAACGTTTTGAAATGTTGCAAACACTTGTGTTAAAGGTTTTTTATTATTATCAACTTGATTTGTAACTTCCAAATCACGAGCCATAGTAATATTATATGTGTTTGAGCTTTGATAATTAACAACCCTTCCAACATTGTTTGGTGTTAATGAAGAAAATTGATAAAATGAACCATCACTAAATGGATTCAATTCAAATCCGTTTCTTGTAATGATTGAATCATGTGGATTACTAATAATCTTATGTAATCTAACATAATATTTTGATTTTGTTTCACCAGAATTATTAATGTCTATAATTCGTTTAAAGAATCCTTGATTACCACTATTAAATGTTGAACCCGTAAATCCAACATTGTATATACTAAAAATATATTCATCTGAACCAATTGTATTATCACCCAAATAAGAAACTTGGAATGTGTTAACACCACTATAATTAAATGACAATTCAACATATTCATTAACAGATAACCCGTGTGGAACAGGGCAAGTAAACTGAATTAACGGTGTTCCATTTTCAGTTCCTTGAGATATTTCAAATGGTATTCCATTACCTGATACCCATGGTGTTAATGACTGACCATTTGAAAAGTAATATTGCATTGGTACCGTGTAGTCATTTTCATATGGATAAGATAAAACAACATTCCAATTATATGTTGATGCACTTTTTGCAACAAAATTTAATTGAGTTGAATTAATGTCAGTTCTAATAAACTCAAATTCTTGATATGTTGGTAATCCACTCCATACCCCATTGATTACAGATAACTCGGGATTAATATAATATAAATTATCTCTATATGGTTTGTAATTGCTATAACCTACCAAGTTATTTTCATAGATATATGATAACTTAACTGTTGGTCTAAACAATACAGATTTTTGCCTTTCAGCATCAAACAATGTTGCCAAATTAACATTAACAGTTCTATCATAATCAATTACTTGTGATTGTGTTTGATTTAATTCTGTTACAAAAGATAAATCTGCATCGGGTGCCGACTTATACCTCAAATCAGGTTTAACTACTATGTAATTACTTTCGCTCATTCTTCTGATTTAATATATAATTTTGTAAATTTATCCATGGCAGACGAACCTTTCTTTAAACCGAAATAAAAATACCATGGTGCACTTGTTATAGTTTCATTATTATTACCAAGTGCCGGTGATTGGGAATATTGTCCCAAACTATTTGTTTGGTAAATGTAACCTTTTCTGTTTTGAATTTGATTATTTCCTCCAATGAACATTGGGTTTAACATTCTATCTAAATTTTGATATTTTTCTTTGTAAGCATTACCTTCTGTATACCAATTGTTTTCCTCGTTACCAAAAATGGACGGTTGACCATCAATATATGCTGTATTTGACCATCTATAAAATGGAACTTCTTGTGATTTGGTTCCTAAATAATCGGCAATTAATGTATTTCCAGTAAATGTTCTGTCTATTCTACGTGGTGATATTAAATCCCTTTCTTCAGTATACCCACTATAAAAAATACCAAATACCGAATTTTTTTGATTATCAACAGATACGTAAACAACATTGTCAGTTGTTGTTGCAGGGTCATCAAAATAATTATCCGCAGTATATGGTACAATACCATACTGTGAATTGATTTGTAACATCTGAGCATAATCACCATCAACCCTTAATTGGGGTCTACTGAAAAATGCAGAAATTGATGTGTCTAAACCTGTTTTGGTTGATTTTAATAGGTTAGAGTTTGATATTCTTGATATTATAAATAATTGCAATAAATCAGACACATTGTTCCAAGATGTTGCATTGAACCTATCCATTTGATATCCAAAGTAATTTGGACTTTTGTTTACATCTTTACTCCAAATAAATTTTGGACCCAAATCCATAATTGTAGTTGGGTATAATAAGTTTCTATCATTCACTGGTGAATTAAATAGTCCTGATGGTGGGTATTGACCTATAAAATTTTGACCATCCCATGGACTTGAACGATAATAAAAATTATTAGATTGTGGTTCGTACACTATTGTATCGGCACAAAAATTATAAAAGGCTTTATTTAAAACAACTGTTCTAACAATTGGCTCATTCTTAGCATTAAATCTAACAGCATTTTGAAATGGGAACGCAAACAATGTTCCATTTATCCAAGAGTTTACAAACGTATGTGAAAAAGTTCCTTGACATACTGCAATCATTAATCTAAGTCTTCCAATCCATTCTATAATTAATGAATAATCATTGTTCCTACCAAAGAGGGTGCCAATTGGTTTGTTTACTAATATGTAACAACCCTTAACAACAACTTTATCCCCCTTTTTAGTATTAGTATTACATTCATTGGTTGCGGGTAATGCTGTAAAATTTCTACCGTCACCTTGATAACAAGACAAATCAACCATACCATTACAGGTAAATGAATTGGCGATAGCATTAAATGTCGCACCTGTTACTAAATCAGGATTTGCTGTTGGGTCACTAAAATCAAATGATGGTACAACAAGTTGGGTATTAGATGTACCATTATCATCGACAAAGGTATAAGGTAATGCGTTTGATGCTTGCCAAGCAAAGTAGTTATTAGCACTGCCATCAAATATAGTACCAACAGGTAATCTATCTGACCTCATAACCATTTTTTGACTATACACAACCATTTTACCGAGTCCTCCATTACCATAAGATGGTGCAAAATATAACCACGGTCTTGTATTATTATTATCATTACCGTTTTTATCTTTTTTAATTTTACTTAATCCCTTAGCCTTTTCTGCCCATATAAACGAACCACCTTCAATATATTCACCTTGTATATAACCTTCAGTACTACTGTTTGCAACCAATTGTCCACTTCCACCATTATACACCATCGCAGTTGTTAATAAGCTATCCTCATTATCAGAGTTGATTTTATATTTATCAACTCGGTTAAGGTCTAATGCTGAATAATAATTTTGAAGTGTAGTGGTATAAGCACTATATTGAGTACCAGCGGTGTATTGAAAAGAGTTAAAATACAAATATCCATTTGAATTGGATTGTAAGTTACTTGTTAATTCTGCATTTCTTACGGTCTTTAAACCTTGTTGGACGGGAACGTTCATGTAAAAATCACCACTAATCACTTTTTGACCGTAACTACTATAACCAAAAATTCTAGATAAATCATATTTGATTGATTTACGTCCACTGTGTGGGTCAACACCCCTAACCATAAAGACTAAACTAATTTCACCACCAATCCATTGTCCAATATATGAATCATAAAAATCATGACCGTCTTTACCATCATTTTTAAAAAGTTCAATTTTTTGATATAATTGAGTTAATAAATTTCCTGGTAAGACCGAACCAGCAGGTGCTGGAACTGAACAAGAATTTATATTATCTATACTGAATTTTTTTGTTGAACTTAAACTATTTTCACAAGCACATATATTTTCAGTCGCACCATAAGTTGTATTTGTGTCTTGGTCCACAACAATACCAATTGTTGCTGTTTGTGAAGTTCCATTGTAATCCGTATAATTAATGGTGATTGGATTTGTAGTTTGATTTGTTACAGTATAATTAAGGTAGTTACAAGTTGTAGTTCCTTTAGCATATGCCGCGTTTTGAGATACAAAATCATTGTAAGTAACACCAGTAATAACTTGGAAATATTCAATGTCCGTTGGGAACTTGTAAGATTTAGTTTCATTTGGTACTGTCGGGAAATTATATGTTACAGTACTATTTGATAAATTTGGTGATGTTGGATTGGCAAATGTCATCGTTACACTTTTACCAACGTTTGTTGTTCCTGTTATCCCTGTTTCAGGTGTTGAAGTCGCACCACTTGTATTTGGGTCAGTTGATTTGGTCAACTCTTGGAAAGATAATAGTTGCCCCGAAATAAAAGTATTTTGAACATCTGGGTCAACAAATACCGCCATGATATTATCAAAGTGATTTGTATTTGAATTGTACTTTGGTTCTACTTGTACTTTAATTCTGTTCGAACCAGCGTAGGGGTCAGTATCAAAATATTTTGATTTTAAATTATACTTGTTAATAATTTCCCATGGTGGTAATTTATCAATAAAATCAAAATCATTATTATCATTTTTTCTAATTGGGACTCTAACACTTTCAGTATTAAATCCTTTACCCGCAAAAACTTCTTGGTGTTCTGTTACATTAGATTGATTTGGATTCCAATTATCATATACAAAAAAATCAGCATTTAATGATATTGAATTTTGTGCTGCTGCTTCTTGAATTGCTGTTAACTCATCATTGTCTTGTGGTACAGGTTCTTGTTTACATTCACAAAACTGACATTCAGGATATGTTAAATTTGGTAATGTGATTTTACTAAATGGATTTGTTAATTCTTTAAAAAGATTTTGAAAATTGTATGGTTTTGGGCAATTTATTTGATTATCAGCACCACGCAGTTTATTAATCGCTTTACAAATAACTGAAACAATTGTCAAAATTGTTCCAAACACAACTTTTAATAATACACTTATAATTGGCCATATCAATGCTAACACATGGACAATAGGTAATAAAATCATAATTGTTAATGAGGCTGTATATAACAAATACGTCACTAAGGTTGGTATTATACTAAAATTTTGTCTTAACCCATCTGTGGCTGGAAATCTATTGTTTTCACTTTCACATTCAGTATTAGTAATTTCTTTAATACCAATAAACTTTTTTCTATTAGTACCTTTTTTATATTCATCAATTAATTGTGATACCGTATAGACTTTATTATATTGAAACTCATAGAATGTATCTTTACAATCAATAGCATCTTGTGCGTTAGTATATCCACTCCAATCTAAACCAAAATAATAAGAACCTATTAACTCTTGATAACCCACATTACTGTCAGGTTTATAAATTGGGTCATCGTATGGATTTGCAGTACCCCAACCATATTCTTTAATATTTGGTACTAAATAATATGCTCGTCTAACTTCATCTTTTGCAAAGTTGGCTGGTTGTGAATATTTTATTTTAAATCTATATTTTCCTCTAGTTGGTATACCAATTTTTGGGTCAGGACTTAAAACTTGTTCACCAAATTCATTAGTAGTCACATAATCCAAATTCATTGGAACTTCTAATAACCATGTTCCATCACTGTCAATTGTTTTTGCCCCTTGTGGAAATTGAGCTTGTTCTAATATAGGTCTACCTTGGGTGTCTTGAAAAATGGTTTGTCTGACACCAATGATTTCTCCGGGTGCGGTTTCTAATGAACAAAGACTTCCTAAATCTTGTGGTGGTTTACAATTCTTTGGTAAAGCATAATCTTTACTATTTGTAATCAAAGAACCCATAAACATGGCTGTTGGAGATATATTAATACCTGATTGACGTAAATCAAAATCAGTTCTTGTTATATCAATTTGACAAATTTCTGGTTGTCCCCAAAATGGTTGTACATTTACACTTTGGTTTAAAGTTACGATTTGTGGTAGTTCAAATAAGTTAGTTGAACTTTTAAAGTTCACACCGTCAAATTGGTCTGCGGTTGCTCTACCCATTCTGATTAAATCTTGTGGTGATAATGAGAATGGTCCGATGTCAGACAAATCCATATCCATAACAACAGTATACGTTCCGATTGGAACACCCATTATCATATAGTCACCACTACCATTTGATTTAACAGTGAATTTATAATACTTGTCATAAACCTCAATCAACGCTGGGTTTGTTAAAATATCATTTTTACTTGGGAATGTTCCTGTTGGGATATGACCTGTATGTTGTTGCTCATAAGGTAATAGATTATATCTATATCCATCAGCGTTTACATCATTAAGACTTCGGTAAGGATATAAATCATAAATTATTTCATCATTTAAATCTTCATCTGTTATTGGAATAAAAACAGAAACTCTTACATTTGGAACACCGTATCCACCATTGGCAAGAACACGACCTACAATTACACCATAGTCTGCACACATTCTTGTGTAGACATCTTCACTTCTGACTTTTAAAGAAAGTATCTCTAACTGGTCAAAATCTTGTTCTAATTCTATATTGACTTGTCTATCAACACCAACTTCTGTACGTATTCTATAAGTTTTGGACATTCCTTTTACTTTCTATCATAAATAGTTTATACACTATTTTATAATAGTAGTTAAAGAATGAATAAAATAAATTATCAAGAGAAGTTTGTTGTCTGGTAATTTTTAACTCTTACCGTGATGTCTTTGGTTGGGAAATGGACTTGGTAAATTTGATTTGGTTCTGCAAATATTGTGTTGTCCACTAAAGAAATTTTCTTTGTTGCCGCATCTGAATAAGGCATTGCTGTTTGTGCCGAACTATATTGACCACCAACTTTGTTAAATACTGAAATATCTGTAACACTTAACACACCATTTTCGGCTTGTAATATTCTATTCAATTCTGATAGTACAATATTTTCACCCAAACCTCTTACGGTAGGACTAAAGAATGTGGTAACTCTGTCCACAATGTTTGAGATAACAACCCCTTGGTTTTGTGTAGCATCTAAAACAACTGAAATGTCTAACGCCAAATCAATTACTTCTGCACTTCCAATAACAACATAATCATTAATCATTCTATAATTTGACAAATATTCCGCCAAATTTTTCTTCATAGTTTGTGAAACTTCAGATGTTAAATTACCTGTAGCATCATATGATAATACATTGATATTAATTTTATTATTGTTTTCAGTAATAGATACTTTGGCAGGTGCTCCAAATTGACCCGGCATATTTCTTATAATCGCTTCGTAGTCATGTATTGTAACCGCTCTGTTTTGTGCGGCAAAGTTAAACGTTACATAATTTCTAACTTCTTCAGTTGATGGATATCCTGCTCCACCAATCGCTGCCGTTATGTTATTGCAAGCTAATGAATTAATTACAGAATTATTTAAAATATCAGAAGGTCCATTAACAAAGAAATCAACAGAACCAATTTGTGTAATAACATTAACACCTAAGTTTGTACCTTGTCCACCACCAATTCTATATTGTATAAACATTGTTGTATTTGCTTGTGGAGCATTGCCCAATGACATTGAATTGTTTTGATACCTCTGAATCTTTAACGGTACGTCAAGTGCTGTAAACTCTCTAAGTTGGTCTTCAGCAGTATTTGTTCCTCCACCAAAAGTAAGTTTTATAAAACCTTCAGGTGTATATTCTGTAATAAATCTATCTTGTGTTTGTATATATCTTCCAACTTTAATTGCTGGGTCATCAGATGGTTTTGTAGGGTCCTCAATAAAAACTCTATCTTCAGCAAGTGCCGATACTTCATACCATCTACCTTGTTCACCTAAAAATTCTTGTGCCGTTGGAACGTTAGAATAAGATGTACCATCTCTTTGAATTATTGATGTGACACCCAATACGTTTTTTTCAGGTAAGAAAAACTCAAAGAAAGGTCTAACATCATTTGGAGTTATTACTCTTTTGAATACCTTTGTAATACCATTTACTACAGTTTCTCTTTTAGTAATTGTGTAGTTTATTAAGTTGTTGTTGGCATCAAAATTTGGTATCTTTAATCTGTTTGGTATACCATCAGCATTAAATGGTGATGCGAAATTAATATCATATATTGTTTCAAATACTTGACCCGAACCTTGAACTTGACTTCCACGTCTTAATGTTCCCAAATATCTTTCATCTTCTTTATCACCAAATGCCGGAACTGTAATTGAAAAATCAACCAAAGCCACAGATGGTCTTTGACCAGGAATTTTTAATCCATATGTTCTTGCAATGTTATAGATTGATGAACGTTGTTGTGCATATTGAAGAACTGTTTCTTGAATACTTCTATCTATATGATAATGTAAATTGTCGGCTACGGCTGCGTTTAAATCCAAGAATACAGAAAAAACTGAAGCATCATTGAAGTTATCAATCAATTCAGGATAATAAGTTTTTGTGTAATTAATTAATTCCTGACGAATTGCTTGGAAATCCCTTACGGTATATGATATTCTTCTTTGGGCCATTTATGTTAAATATTAAGTATTATAAAATCTTTTGAATTAAATACGTCATTAGTTATAGAATAATCAATTCTTACCGTAGCTGTATACTCAGTAACATCTTGATTTGTCATTTGTAGTTGTGGATTAATAACATTTCCCGCTGTTGTTACAGTTGCTTCAGCCGCTTCACCAGTTGGTGCGGATATATTAATATTTGTTAATTGTAGTTGTGGCATAAATTTCTCAACAGAATCTCTTATTTCAGATTCAATGTTTTTAAAAGTTGGTCCATCCAAAGGTTCAAAAATGTATTCCAACAATCCAGTACCAAAATCAGGTAAAAAATATCTAGTACCCTTTCTTGTTAATAACAAGTGAATTAAATTACTTCTAATTTCTTCCGCAGGGTAATCTGAAAGGTCCAAATACTTACCATTATACGATTCTACGAAAGGAAAAGTTAATCCATATGTTTTACCATCAGCCATTATTTATAAATATAGTTGTATTTCCTTTTTTGTATTTAGGTAAATAAGGACAATGTCTACAACCTGAACCACAACAAGAACCTCTTTCTAAATGAAATTCTTTGGTAAAGACATATTTTCCGTCTTCAATATAAAATGAAGAAGGGAGAAGTTTTACCTCCTCCCCTCCATTATTATCGTTATTATTAATATTACTTGATTTCACAAGCTCCACCAGCACAAGCCAATTCACCACTCAAATCTGTGTTGTCTTGTAATTCAACAACTTTTGATAAGTCAATTGTGTGAAGTTTAGCGAATAATCTTTCGTATTCTTCTTTTGTACAATCTTCAAATGGTGCTTGAATGTAACTTCCACCATCATGAGGTAATACAGATAAACCATTGTAGAAGTCACGGTTTTCCCACATCCACTCACCTGCCAATTCCCAATCTTCGTTTTTCAAACTGATTGTTGCCGATACGTTGTGTGTGTTTGAACCAGTTCTGTGACCAGGTCTTACCCACTCTTGTGTGATTTTCTTAACACGGTCCAACAATTGGAATGGAGATTCTGTTCTCAAAATTGCTCCTTCAGGAGATTTTTGTGGAACTGAAATAACTGCCGTGTCGTGTGGACGGAAGAATTCATCTTCAACCAACTCAGGGTGATACATTGCCAAGTATTGGTAGATTGCTTCGTTCTTACCTACACGGATTCTACGAAGGTAATAATCGTTGTGCCATGCGTGGATACCTGAAGATGTTCCCAATGTCAAAGATGTTGTCCCTGCTGGTTTTACAGTAGTTGTACGAGCCGACTTGTTAATACCAATCAACTCAGCAACTCTTGCGTTTTCTTCTTTAACAAGTTTAGCTGCCTCTTTCATGTTATAACCCAATACAACACCTGAACCAATACCTGTCATAGATACACCAATCAACGCTTCTTTTTCTGTTGTACGTTTCCATACGTCTCTCAAGTAATGGAAATCAGTATAACCTGCTTGAAGTGTTCCAATGAAAGTCGCCGCTTTAACACGGTTGTTCAAATCTTCTTGTGATTCAATGTCAGAAACATTTACCTCACATAAGTTACAGAATTGGTTTGGTCTCAATGCTATCTCACAACATGGATTAGTACCCCAATCTTTATCATTGGTGAAATAGATTCCAGGTTCACCTGCTCCTGATGCTTCAACCCTTTTCCACAAGTCCATGAAGAAATCTTTTGTAATTTTATGTCTAACCAAAGCCGCCGAATTGTTAGCCCTACCTCTTTGTGGATTTGTTTCCCACCAAGAACCTGATTTACAAGCAATCATCTCGTTGTCATCAGCTGAGAATAAAGAAATCAAAGCCGCCCTACGAATACCACCAGCAAGAACTGCGTCTGCAATGTGACATATCATATCGTGAACTTCAATTGATGATAATTTTTGACCATCTTCTTTTGCGTCCAACATACCTTTCAATTTGTGAATACAATCTTTTAAAGGTTGAGGACCCGGTGCCTTACCACCTGATGTTACAAGTTGTGCTCCTTTTGGTCTAACGTCTGAAAAATCAAACTCAGGTGTTGACAAATGCTCACCAAAGTAAGATTTCATTAACACTTTAATTGCATCAGCCCATCCTTCAATAGAATCCCCAACCAAGAATCTTCTTGTTCTATTTGGGTTAGGTTTTCTAATTTCAGGTAATTTTTCTACGTGATGTTTTTGAACTGAATATCCTACTCCAGTTCCACCTAATAACAAGAACATTGTTTCTGAGAATGCGTCCAAGTGGTCAATAGGAAGGTAAGCACAGTTGTAGATTCTGTTTGGAGAAATCTCAATTGGTTTACCACCAAATTGCATTGACCTCATTGAAGGTAATACTTTTTTAGTATACACATATTGATACACGTCCACAATCTCACTTGCGATGTGGGGGTATTTTTTAATGTGCATATTCATGTTTCTTGTTACAAGCTCTTCCCAAGTTTCTCTTCTTTCCAACTCAGGAATAAATTTTGAATACTTCATGTGAACCGTTAGGTCCGACAATATCTTTTGTGATGCGTCCATTTTATTTAAAATACTATTTTTTTTTATTAATTAAAGTTATTTGGTTGTTGTACTCGCTCTTTTCTTTTTTCCATAAGTTCTTTGATTCTATCTCTGTTCTTTTCTTCTTTCTTTTCTTCAAATCCTAAGAAGGTAACAGAACTTTCAGTATCAATTTCCAACAATTCGTTGTTGAACTTACAGTTTTCAAAGATAACCCCATCTTTACCCACACGAGACTTGGTAATTGCGATGGTTGCTAAATTCATTTCTTTTTGTTGTAAAGTTTTTGCCACGGAAATGATAACGTGTCCAACTTGTGCTTTTTTAATAGAACCACCCATTTGGTCGGTGGTAACAACCTCAGAAGATATAGAGCTTCTGTTACCCTGTGTTGCGGTCCATCCTACTACGTTAAGTTCATGACACATAGATTCGTAACCTCTCATAACGGAACCCTCACTTTTCCATTCGTCTCCCATATTTTTGTCAGGTACAATACAATCAATATAATCTAAAACAATCATATCAATCTTATGTCCATCAGCAACCATCTTTCTAATCATGTTCTTGATTTGAGTCATTGTGAATTGGTCTGAAGGTAGTTTTTTCAAGAACAATTTGTTGGTCATTTCTTCTTTGACCTGACGTGCTTTTTCAAGAACTTCTTCACGGTGTAGTGGGAGGTCATCAGGTGGTATACCTGTCCACATTGTGAAGTGTTTACGTTGGATTACTTTTGGATTGTCCTCAAAGAATAACTGAAGAACATTGTAACCGTTATTAAACGCTGAGTTAGCAATTTTTGAAAGGACTGTTGTTTTTCCCACACCAGTTGGTGCTAAGATTACACCTAATTCACCTTTTGCCAATCCACCTTTTAATAACTTGTCAATACCCGTAATTCCCATTGGAATTGGGTGACGGAAATCTTCATTCAAAACATCATCCAAGTTTTGGAAAACATCTTCAATCTTGTTTCCACTTTCTCCTACTTGGAGAGCACTTCTTACAAGTTCTTCAAGTTTGTCATAGTTTTCAAATTCTCCACTATCAAGTATTTTTTGTGATTTGGTGATTGCCTTTTGAAGTTCTTGTTGTTTACAAAACTTCAATGATTTTTCTTGTACAAACGATGCCCCTTCTATAGACGCAGTTTGTATCTGTTTGATAGTGTCGTTTAGAATTTTCAACATCAACTCTTGTGGGAACTCACTTTTCACCATTTGTGAAAGTGTTTCGTATGATGGAGTACAATCATATTTTACATAGTACTCCT